CCACACGAGTTTAATAAGTTTGATCTAAGCAAGATTGGAACGGGCGAAGGCGCACAGGCTTACGGTCATGGGCTATATTTTGCAGAGAACCCAGAAGTCGCAGAGGGATATCACTGCGACTTGGCAAGACCAGAAGTTAGAATAAGCGGCAAGTCTATTGAAGAGCCGCCGCTTGGAACGCCGGAGTATTATGCGCGTGTTGCATTAGAGAACGCTTACAATTCTCCCTTTCGTGCGCCAGTAGAAAGCGCATTTCCCGGTGCTCGTGGCAAATTGGAAGGAATGAAGACCCAAGGCGTTCTTCATGACGATGCTGCATATGAGAAGGCCATGCAGGCTATTCTTGATTGGCAAAAGTCTGGCGCAGAAGTGAAGCGCCCCGGTAATGTTTATGTGGTAGATATCAACGCTCCACAGGAGCATTTCCTTGATTGGGATAATCCATTAATTAGACAATCAAAAATTTTAAACTTATTAAAAAGTCATGATGAATCATTAAATCCTAACTTTGAAAATTATGAATCATTGAAAGATTTTCATCGTAATTTGAATGAAGATCTAAGAGATGGAATAAGCGGAAGACAAATATATGATGAATTAACTTCTAAAGTTTATAAAAATAAACCAATAAATGATAGAGATGCAGCTGCATCTGAATTTTTGAAAAGTATTGGTGCAAAGGGAATTAAATATCTCGACCAAGGTTCTCGCTACTCAACTGGCGACCAAACAAGAAACTACGTCGTCTTTGATCCAAACCTGATCGACATCAAGGATAGATATGCAGACGGCGGGGACGTCGAGGCACCTGCAGAAGCAACACAGCAGCCAAGCGTTGTTGATCGTGCGCTAAATTTTGTTTCTCAATTTAATCCTGTTGGGACGGCAGAGGCTGGCCCTTTATCAACTATCGCAAAAGTAGTTAAGCCTGCTTTAGCACGCCCTGCGCCAGTCGCTCTTGAGACGGCGCTCGAGCGCGTTGCTAGCCCGTTTAGTCAAGATCCTGAAAAGGTCAGACAAGCCATCGACATGGCGCGTAACTTGCGCATTGAGCAGGCAACAGCAAGTCCAGAAAAGAACTACTACAAGATTGGACAAAGCCGACCGGTTCAAGATGTTACTACACAAATTGGCGACATACCGGGATTAAACCTTAAGCCTGAAAATAAAATGTCTTGGGAGGATTTTTATAACCAAGCAAAGGGCGCGACATTCTTAAACCTTGGTGGCGATAGATCTAACTTTGGTCGTCTCACACATATCAATGAGCAAGAACTTGCGTGGCCCGTAGATCTTCATGCCGGCACAAAATATATGCGCGAGCCTAGCCCCGGCGCTGTATGGGCAAATGCTCCGGGCATTGCCACAGGATTTAAAAACGCCGTTATGGAAGAGGCCAAGAAGGGCGACGTATATGGCGTTTTCTCACCTATGGGCCCTCAAGCTGTAGACTCATCGCACAACATGTTTGATGCGTTGATGGCTCAAATACCCAATCAAAAGATAAGCAAGAAAGACGCAAGGGAATTTGATAAGGCACTTAAGAGTGGGCTGCATTTTGGTTCAGGCGATGAGGCAACAAAAGCTGCAGAGAAGATGGCGTCATGGCCCGGTATTCATAACGCCAAGGAAGCAAGCGAATTTGCGCGTAGTCTTTCAGGTGGAGATCGTCGCGCCATTGTTCAGTTTATGGATAAGTCATCTTGGCGGGACAAAGGCTTTCCAATGGTTGGCGAAACACGCGCAGCCATTACAGATCCTGAGTTGCGTGGATTGCCAAAGGGCATGATGGGCCACAGAATTGTAAAGTTTAATCCTGAAAACATTACGCCAGAATCTGTCGCCTTTGAGCATTCGACATATCCTGTCCCTACTGACGGCGAATATGTTGGCGATGTTCCGCCTGTATTGCGCCATTATGCAATGCCAGATGCTGTTGAGAAACTTCTTCAGCAACCTGCAAAAGGCAATTTAATTGTCCATCCATTTTCTCTTGACCCCAAGGGAAGAGATTCCGCTCGTAAGTTCTTCGAAGAGCAAAAGCTGCGACAAGAAGTCAATCAACGGTTTTTAGATAGTGTTATGCAAGGGCTAGAACACCAACAACATTACGGATTAAAGCGTGGTGGCTCTGTCATTGATGATGCACTTGATGTAGTATCTAGCCTTCCGAAATAACGCGGAAAGCGGGACGCCGCTTAATTCCTAGCTAGGATAAAAAGAAATGTCTGAATATTCTGCAAAAACATTACGGGAAAAGATGAAGGCGAAAGCCCGTAATCTTGCAAAGCCCGGCAACTACGTCAAAGATCAAGAAGTTTCTAGCGCAGACTGGAGCCCCGCGGAACCGCTGGAGGCTGATGTTAAGACAGGTATGCGCCCTATTTCTCGCAGAGCTTATAAAAAGGGCGGCAAAGTCGCCATGATGGAAGGCAGTTGTGGCGCTGCTCGCTCAGATCGTTTAGCCCGCAAGGCTGGCGGCAAGGTTTCTTCAGAGATTGGCGTTGGTATGGCCAATAAGAATATGAAGGAAGCCAACGAAGATCGCGAAGGCAAAAAGCATATTGGCGGCCTAAAGCATGGCGGCAAGGCAAAGCGTGCCAGTGGCGGATCTATTCCTTCAGCAGCTGAAACTGAAGATACCAAAGCACGCCTTGGTTCGATGAAGATTAAGCCAGTCCGCGGCGCTGCCCAGCATTACAAGAAAGGCGGCAAAGCCGAGGGCGGTAGCCTTTTGAAGAAAATGACTGGCGCTAAGTCGGAAGCCGAAAAGCAGGCCGAATCAATGCGCGATGTTGGCAAGATGGGCACAGCCAATTACACTCAAGAGCAGAAAGGCGCGTTAGATCGCGCGCTGCGCGGAGATGATTCGCTCCCCGAGCCAAATGAAGCTGCAGAGCGTTCAGGCAAATATCAAAACTATAAGAAGGGCGGTAGAACTGCCCGCGCTATGGGTGGCGCTCTCGACATCGGTTCGATGAAAAAGCCTTCCCACAAAAGTGGTAAAAGCGGCAAGACCGATATTAACATAACCATTGTAGCTGGCGGCAAGCCTCCTATGGGCGACCAGCCAATTGCTGGCGCTCCTAAGCTTCCTGCTGTTGGCGTTCCTACGCCGCCTCCTATGCCTATGGGAGGTCCAATGGCCCCTCCAATGCCAGCACCTGCGGCTCCTCCTCCAGCAGGATTGCCGATGGGTCGCAAGGCAGGCGGACGTATCAGCAAGGTTGCTAAAACCTACAAAGATATGGAAGCAGGCGCGGGTTCTGGTGAAGGCCGTTTGCAAAAAACAGACATTGCCAAGAGACATGCTGATGCACCTGCACGTAAAGAAGGTGGACGAATTAGCAAAGTTGCAAAGTCCTACAAGGACATGACGGCGGGCGCTGGTTCTGGCGAGGGTCGCTTACAAAAAGAGGATATCGCCAAGGCGAAAAAAGCTCGTAGAGCGTAAGCTTTGCGAAGGGACTGGCTGTCCCCCTTCCTCGGCAGCCAGTCCCGCTAACAAAGAGGAAGAGCCGAGGAAGGGCTATATATGGGCGCTATCACGCCGCTTCACGTATATGTGAAGGAATTAGAAACGTTATTGAGTGACGAAATTGATAGATTGATAATTAATCTTTCAAATGGCCACTTGGAAACACACGCTGAATACAAATATTTAGCGGGCAAGATTGCGGGCTTACGCGCCGCTATAGAATACCTTGATGAAGCTCACAGGGTATATCAGGAAAAGTATCAATAAGAGGAAGGGAAAATAAAATGCCAGCTATGCTAATGGATCATGAAGTCGACCCCAAGCAGAAGCTGCTCGAAGATCTAGGTGATTTATCTAATATTGAGATTTTTAATAATCAGATCCTCGTTGCGGTTTACATCAGGCCGACAAAAACGAAGAGCGGATTGTATTTATCCGACAAAACTACCGATGAAGATCGGTATCAGGGGAAGGTTGGGCTGTTGGTCGCTAAGGGACCAATGGCTTTTCACGATGACACGGGCCAATGGTTCAATAATGCAACGTTTAAGATGCATGATTGGCTTGCGTTTAGGCCATCTGATGGATGGAGCATCACTGTCAATGGCGTTTTGTGCCGCATGATGGCCGATACGCAGGTGAAAATGCGCGTTCCATCGCCTGATTCCGCTTGGTAAGGAGATTTTTTATGTCGGATGAACAAGAACATATTGATGTTGTGCTTGAGGAACCAAAAAGTGCTGATCCTGAAGCGCCAAATGTAGAGATTGAGGAGGAAACTCCAGAGGTTTCTGCAAAAGAAGAGAAAAAATCTGAAGTTCCCCCTGAAAAAGGTATTGAGGAACTTAAAAAGAACCTTGAGCGCGAGAAAAGACGCGCTGAAGAAGCTGAAAGGCGTGCTTACGAAGCGCATCAGAAGGCAAGGGCTGCTGATGAGAACACTGCAGAAGCTCAATACCAACTTGTCGTTAATGCAATCGAGACCGTTAAGGAGCGTTCAGAGGCCTTAAAGACTGCATATGCAGAATCAATGAGTGTTGGCGACTATACAAAAGCCGCTGAGATACAAACCGCCATGGCTATTAATGCCAATCAGATGGAAAAGCTGAAAGATGGCCAGAAAGCCATGAAGCAGGCAATGAAAGACGCCGAGGCGCAGCCTGTTCAGCAAATGCCACCTTCTCGCGGCAGTGTTGCAGATCAGTGGGCTGATTCACTTGAGTCTAACTCGCCTCGATCAGCAGAATGGATACGCAACTCTCGCGATATTATCCGATCAGACAAAGATGTTCGTAAGGCTATGCGTGCTCATGAAGATGCTGTTGAAGATGGGTTGCGACCTGAAACAGATGAATACTTTGAGTTCATCGAAATGCGTCTTGGTAAGCAAAAGCAGGCTCCAGTTGAACAGCATGTCGAATCGGCTTCCGAATCACCTATGTCTGCTGCATCAGCGCCAACTCAAAAACGTTCTACACAGCCTCCGCCGGCACCTGTTTCTCGTGGTAATTCGCCACGTCCAAACACAATGCGGCTAAGTAAGGAAGAGGCAGAGACAGCTCGCTCTATGGGATACACTCCTGAAGAATATGCAAAGAATAAAGCTCTCTTAATCAAAGAAGGCCGCTACGGTCATTAAGGATAGATTATGAATACAATCGCCAAGAACAGATTTGCCAAATTGACAAAAGAAACTGTGCAAGAAGATGATTTGAGGCCAGCCATGCGCGATGATGACCCAAGAGCAGCCGCCGCAAAGCGTGCTGCTGAACTTCGCAGTCATCTTGGAGAATTGGATGAAGGAACAGATCAGCTTTATGTTGATCCTGACACTATCCCGGATGGTTGGACATATAACTGGAAACGCTTCTCAACATATGAGTGGGAAGATACTGGCAATCAGTTGAAAGTAAAGAGAGAAGGTTGGTCGCCAGTTCCCGCTTCGCGTCACCCTGAAATGATGCCGCATAATACTTCAGCTACATCTATCATTATGCGCGATGGTCTCGTGTTGATGGAGTGTCCAACTGAAATTGTTAAAGAGCGTGAGATGATTAATCTTAGTCGAGCACGCGATCAAGTAAGATACAAAGAAACTCAACTTTCAGGAACGCCTGATGGCACGATGACAAGAGATCACGCTAAGGTTCGTCCACAGATTAAAAAGTCTTACGAGGCTATGCCAATACCTGAAGAATGAGGAATAGATCTATATTATATAAATCAAAGGGGTCGATTCGTCGGCCCCTTTACTTTTTGTGCCTGTCAAGCGATAATATGCATAAGCCTTAAAGGGCCCGAGCCTCCTCGGCGTGAGGCATTAACAATTTTTGGTTCCTGAATCGCCCCGGTGCGCGATGATGAGCCTCCTATAAAAGGAGAACCCGTCATGGCGAATACGTTTGCGCCGTTCGGTTTTCGTCAATATAGCGGGAACGGTTCTGCCCCGACCTACGAACAGGTCGAGATGCTTATCGCTTCTAACTATACGACGCCTATTTTCTACGGTGATGCCGTCCTTCAAGATACCAATGGCACGATCACACGCGCGGGTGACGCGCCTACGACGCAGCTTGCTGGTGTTTTTCAGGGCTGCAAATATCTTTCAGTCGCCCAGAAGCGCACTGTTTGGTCGAACTTTTGGCCGGGCTCAGACAACAACGGCGTTGTCTATGCTTACGTCGTAAACGATCCAAACGCTCGTTTCCTTGTCCAAGCTGGCAGCACCACGAATGTGACGCAAGCTGGCGTTGGCGCTTCGATCTCGCTTGCTGGCGGTTCGAGCGGCAATACTTCATCTGGTATCTCTGGCATGTTTGTTGAAACGCTTGGAACGTCTTCGACGGCTCCTTTCCGCGTTATCAGCCTTGTCACCGATCCGCCGGGCTCAAATGGAACAGACGTTGCTGCGAACGCCAATTACGTTATCGTTGGCTTCTTGAACGTCTCGACCAAGACGCTTGTCACAATCTAAGGAGTAAGGACCAATGGCTGTTAATCTCTCTGCCATCAAAGACCTTCTCCTCCCCGGTCTCCGTGGGATTGAAGGCAAGTATGAGATGATCCCATCTCAGTATGATAAGATCTTTACGAAGCATGATTCCAAAATGGCGCTTGAGCGCACTGCGGAAATGCGCTTCTTGGGTCTTGCCCAGTTGAAGACCGAAGGTGGCCAGACCGCTTTCGATAACGCAGCTGGCGAACGTTACGTCTACAACCAAGAGCATACTGAAATCGCTCTTGGCTATGCGATCACGCGCAAAGCGATCGACG